TAGTATAAATAATATTGATAATATGATAAGGTGATTATAATGATGAATATTGAAAAAATCTTAGAAATGTGGAAAGAAGATTCAAAGATCGATGAACTTCGTTTAGATCAGGCATCTATAGATTCTGCTAAATTGCATGCTAAGTACTTAGAACTCTTAACAACAACCAAGCTTCAATTGAAGCGTAAAGATATGGAATTCAAAGTCCTTCTTAAGAAGAAGTGGCTTTGGTATAATGGTAAACTCACTAAAGATCAGATTGATGAACTTGGGTGGGAGTATGATGCATTAAATGGGCTTAAGGTTCTTAAAGGCGAAATGGATTATTATTATAATTCTGATCCCCACATTCAAGAAGCAGAAGCACGTATTGAATACATTAAGACTATCAAGGAAACCCTTGAAGAAATCATTAACAACATTCGATGGAGACATTCTAGTATCAAAAACGCTATTGATTGGCGGCGATTTGAATCAGGTGCATAATGTCTGAGACTATTAGCGTGAAGAAAAAGAATCACGCATTTCTTACAATAACAACAGATCCAGGTATTATGAATGAAATATCTGACTTCTTTACATTCTTTGTGCCTGGCTATAAGTTTATGCCGGCATATAAAAACAAAATGTGGGATGGCAAGATACGTTTATTCGATGTACGTGTAGGTGAATTACCTGGCGGTTTGTTTGCGTATCTACAAGAATTTGCCAGTACTCCAGGCAGAGATTATCATATTGAAATTGAGCATGATGGTTATTATGGTGTGCCAAGTACTGACTCAGTTGTTGATATGTCATGGATAGATGGTTTAACATTATCATCTAATGGTAAAGCAATTGAGCCACGTGATTATCAACTAGAAGCTGTACATCATGCATTATCTAAAAAACGCGCGCTATTAATATCTCCTACTGCATCTGGTAAGTCTCTTATCATATATCTTATTATCAGATGGTTCTTAGAGAGATATGAAAACAAAGTATTAATTGTTGTGCCTACTACATCGTTAGTTAACCAGATGTATACTGACTTTGGTGACTACAGTCAATACGATGATACATTTGATCATGAATCTACTATACATAGAATATATTCTGGTAGACCTAAATTTGCAGAGAATGAACGTATTATTGTATCTACCTGGCAATCGATATATAAGCTTGGGCCAGATTGGTTTAGCCAATTTGGTGCAGTGATTGGTGATGAAGCACATAACTTTAAAGCTAAGTCACTTATATCAATATTGTCTAAAATGCGTGATGCTGAATACAGGTTTGGTACTACAGGAACATTAGATGGAACGCAAACACATAAACTTGTATTAGAAGGACACTTTGGTCCAGCACGTTATGTAACTACGACTAAAACACTAATGGATTCTGGTGCATTATCAGAATTAGAGATCTCTATGATTTTGCTTAAGTATCCAGATGAGATACGCAAAGTATGGGGTAAAAAGAAATATCAAGAGGAGATGGACTATATCGTTTCATATGAAAAACGTAATAGCTTTATCACTAACCTAGCTTTAGATCAAGATGGTAATACATTAGTATTGTTCCAATATGTTGAGAAGCATGGTAAACCTCTATATGATATGATTAAGAAGAAAGCACATGCTCGCAGACAAATATTCTATGTGTCAGGTGAGACGGGTGCAGACGTACGGGAAGATATTAGAAAGATTACTGAAACTCAAAAGAATGCAATTATTGTAGCATCACTTGGAACATTCAGTACTGGTGTCAATATTAGAAACTTGCATAATGTTATCTTTGCAAGTCCTTCTAAATCGCAGATCAAAGTTTTACAATCGATCGGCCGTGGTTTAAGGAAGTCTGATAATGGCCAAGCGACTAAACTATATGATCTTGCAGATGATCTACATTGGAAATCTCGTAAGAACTATACCCTTCTTCATGCGGCAGAACGCATGAAGATCTACGGCAAAGAAAAATTTAAATACAAGATATATGAGGTAGATATATAATGCAGGAAGAAGAATTAACATTAAAAGATATTGACATTCGACATTTCAAGCTGATGAATGGTGATGAGATTGTTGGATTAGTAAGAGGACATGACGAGATACAAGTCTTTATTGAGTTTCCCTTGTTACTAAATATTATGTCACTATCTCCTGACAAAGAGCAGTACTACTATACAGAGTGGATGCCAATGGCAGGTGATCAGCTGATTAAAGTACATTTTGGATCTATTGTTGCTCAGTCAAAATGTGTTGATTCATTCAAAGAACAATATATTCGCACCGCGTTACGTCTTAAAGAATCACCGACCCAAGTATTTGATTCTAGTGAAATGGATGAAGACTTTGAAGATGAAGTGTTTGACAGTATTATGAATGCAGGAAGAAAGACTATCCATTAGGGTATACTCCTCCCCCTCAACAGCACTCTTTAATTATACCACAGTTTGCAACTTTTGTACACAGTTAATTTGCAAAAAACTAAAAATAATTTAATAAAATAACTGTGTACATTTCCTTAGAATTATGCTATAATAAGCTTAATAATATACACTAGGAGTATATAATGACAAAAATTAAACCAAAGAACAAACCTCATTATGTCAACAATAGGGAATTCTCCTATTCAGTGGTTGACTATGTAAAGAAAGTTAATGCTGCACAGGACTCAGGAGAGCCTCTCCCTATTGTTCCTGACTATATTGCAGAATGTTTTCTTAAGATCTCAGAAGGTCTTTCACACAAATCTAACTTTATCCGTTATACCTATCGTGAAGAAATGGTAATGGATGCAGTTGAGAATTGTCTAAAAGCAATAACAAATTATAATATTGAAGCTGCCACTCGTACGGGTAATCCTAATGCGTTTGCATACTTCACTCAAATCTGCTACTATGCATTCCTAAGACGTATTGCCAAAGAGAAGAAGCAGCAAGATATCAAATTCAAATGGATTGAAAAAGCTGGTGTCGAAGACTTCTTATCATATGGTGAAGCTAATACTGGTGGTGCTCCTGGTGGAACTGAACGTGCATTTGTTGAAGAGCTGCGTGGAAGAATTGATAAGATTCGTGAAGTAGATAATTCAATCAAAGCTTTCGGTAAGGCTGAAAAAGCTGAAGAGAAAGAACGTAAGGCAAAGGGCCTCGAATTATTTATGGGAGGTTAGTATGCCGCGTATTACTGTATTTGGAAACGGATTTGTAGGTTCTGCTTATGCTGATTATTTTGAAGAAAATGGATATACTGTAACACGAGTTGATCCCTTACAGGGATTATATGCTACAGAAGAATGCTATAAACAAGCTTCTATAGTATGTGTACCAGCACCTACACTTAAAGACGGATCTATAGATTATAGTATCATAAACGATATCATTCAAAAGATAGAAATGCCAGTCATGGTAAAGAGTACTGTACTTCCTGACTATGCTGAGTGCTTAGATGCTAATGTAGTATATTCTCCAGAGTTTTTAACCGCTTCAAATGCAGCAGAAGATATTAGAAATAATAAGGATGTTGTTATAGGAGGAGAGGATACACTATTCTGGTCAACAGTATTCAAATCTTTAAATAAGACAGTACATACAACTGATGCAAAAACAGCATCGTTTATGAAATATGCTGTTAACACATTCCTTGCCACTAAGGTTGTATTTATGAATCAGCTGTTAGATCAATATGATGGCGATTGGAATGAACTAAAATCATTACTTAAATTAGATCGAAGACTAGGTACTTCTCACTTTGATGTTCCTGGTCCTGATGGAGAACGAGGGTTTGGTGGAGCCTGTTTCCCAAAGGATGTGCAGGCATTCTTAGAATTCACATCGGATGAGTACCTACAGGGTATGAGTGTCCTACATAAAGCAAGTTTAGCAAACAGAAAGTGGAGATAAAATGACTTATCATGTATTACTTACAGGCCATGAGGGTTACGTTGGAAACAAACTACAAGATGAACTTCTCAAAAGAGATGTTATTGTAGGTACTTTTAAAGGAGATCTGCTAGATATAGATTGGGAGAATAAACCAAAACAGTTTGATATGGTAGTACATCTTGCTGGCCTTGCAGGTGTTCGTCGATCATTTAGAGAACCTAAAGAGTATTATAAGAATAACGTTGAGTTATCACGAAGGATTTTTAAATACTGTGAACGAACACGAACTGAAGTAATGTATGCATCTTCATCTAATGCACATGAATGGTGGTTAAATCCATATGCAACCACTAAACAAATGATTGAAGAAATGGCATCAATGCTTACTGTTCGCCATATCGGAATGCGTTTTCATACTGTATGGCCAGGACGTACTGATATGCTATACGAGCGATTGCGCCGTAACGAAGTTGATTATATTAATGCTGATCATTTTAGAGATTGGATTCATATTGATGATTTAACAAATGGCATATGTACAATCATGCAAAAATGTTATATAATGGACAAGAAGGTAGTTGATATCGGTACCGGTCATGTAACTCCAGTATCTGAACTTGCTAAGAAGTTTAACTTTACAGGTGAGTTTCGTAAAGGTGAAGCACCAGGTGAGCGTATGGCAACACGCGCTGATATACAATACTTACTAGATTTAGGTTGGACTCCTAAACATAACATTATGAACGAAGGTTAATATATGAAAGTAGCAATTCTTAACGATACGCATGCTGGCTGTCGGAACTCATCGGATATCTTTATTAAGTACCAGGAACGCTTCTATAATGAAGTGTTCTTTCCGTACATGGAAAAGCATGATATTAAACAAATCTTGCATCTAGGTGATTACTATGATCATCGTAAGTATGTAAACTTCAAAGCTCTAAACTCTAATCGTAAAGTGTTCTTAGATCGGATACGTGAACTTGGTATCCATATGGATATAATCCCAGGTAATCACGATGTGTTCTATAAGAATACAAACGATTTGTGCTCATTAAAAGAGTTGCTAGGACATTATACGTCCAATGTAAACATTATTATGAAGCCTAAAGTTCTTGACTATGATGGTTGTTCTATTGCTGTAGTTCCATGGATCAATAATGAAAACTACGCTGAGTATACAGACTTCATTAGAAACTGTAAAGCATCTATACTTGGTGCACACTTAGAATTAGTTGGCTTTGATATGATGAAAGGCATGCCGAATACTCATGGTATGGGTACTGAACTATTCGATAGATTTGAATTAGTTATGTCTGGTCATTTCCATACTAAATCTAATCAAGGCAATATCCACTATCTCGGTGGACAAATGGAGTTTACATGGTCTGATTGTGATGATGATAAGTACTTTCATATCTTTGATACTGAAACACGTGAACTTACACCTGTACGAAATCCTATTACTATTTTCAAAAAAGTAGTGTACAATGATCAAAAAACAGAGTATAATACATATGATGTAGAGACTCTTAAGGATAAGTTTGTCAAAGTTGTGGTTGTCAATAAGTCTGAGCCATATCTGTTTGATAAATTCATTGATCGTATCCAAGGAGTTGATACTCACGAATTAAAGATTGCAGAAACCTTTGATGAGTTCTTAGGTGAGAATGTAGCTGACTCTGAGATTTCTATCGAGGATACCACTACATTACTAGACTCATATGTAGATGCTGTAGATACAGATTTGGATAAAGATCGGATTAAGACTATGATGCGTGGATTATATGTAGAAGCACAGAACCAGGAGATCATTTAGTATGATTAAGTTTAAGAGTGTTAGTTGGCAGAACTTCTTGTCAACTGGCAATGATATGACTACTATTCAATTAGATAGATCGCCTACTACACTTATTGTAGGTCAAAATGGTGCAGGTAAATCAACTTTACTTGATGCATTGTCGTTTGGTTTGTTTGGTAAACCACATCGTGATATTAATAAACCACAACTTGTCAATACCATTAACAACAAACAATGTATTGTCAAAGTAGAATTTCAAATTGGCGTACACGACTTTGAGATCGTACGTGGCATTAAACCAAATCTGTTTGAGATTTATCAGAATGGTAATATGATCAATCAATCTTCTATGGCACGTGACTATCAGAAGTTTCTTGAGCAAAACATTCTAAAGCTTAATCATAAGTCATTCCATCAGATTGTTGTTCTAGGTTCATCTTCATTCATTCCATTCATGCAGCTCCCGGGTGGGCACAGGCGTGACGTCATCGAAGATCTGTTAGACATTAATATCTTCTCTAAGATGAATACTATTCTTAAAGAACGTAGTGCTGTTATCAGAGAGAAGCTTAAAGATATTAATTACAATATCGATTTGATGAAAGAAAAGATTTCTATTCAGCGTAAGTATATTAAAGATATTACTGAGATGAATGATGAGCAAATCAAATCTAAGCGGTCTTCTATATCTTTATTTCAAACTGAGATAACTGATATGCAAGCAGCAAACAATGATTATTCTACATCGATTGAAAGTCTACAAGAAGGACTTAATGATCGTATGAAGAAAGCACATGATAAGAAACAATCGTTGATGCAGTATCAAGCACAGTTTCAAACTCAAATGAAGACTGTAGTAAAAGAAGCTAAGTTCTATGAGACTAATGATAAGTGTCCTACATGTACACAAGATATTGATACAGCAATCAAGGAAGAAAAGCTAGAGTTCTCTAAGAATAGAGCAAAAGAACTTCAAGAGGGCATGACAAAGGTCGGTGAACAGGCATCGGTAATAGATGAAACTATCAGCGAACTCAATGATATTACTGATAGCATTAGAAAGAATACTGCTGGTATTACAACTAACAATCGTGACATTGAAAGGTTACAGACACAAATCACTAAGCTTGAAGGTGAGATCTCAGGATTAGAATCACGCGAAGGTGATTTAGGTCAAGCTAATGCAGACCTTGAAACTCATTTTGAGAAAAGCAATACTCTGACTGAACTAAAGTTATCTATGGTTGATGAACGATCATATAATGAAGCTGCAGGTGAAATGTTAAAAGATGGCGGTATCAAAACAAAAGTAGTCAAAGAGTATCTGCCTGTAATGAATAAGTTAATCAATAACTATCTACAGGTTCTAGACTTCTTTGTAGCATTTGATCTTGATGAGAACTTTACTGAGACTATCAGATCACGTCATAGAGATACATTTAATTATGCATCATTCTCTGAAGGTGAGAAGCAACGTATAGATTTGGCATTGCTATTCACATGGCGCCAGATTGCACGTATGAAGAATTCTACATCTACTAATCTATTGGTGCTAGATGAGACGTTTGATTCATCTCTTGATCATGATGGTGTAGATAATCTAATGAAGATCCTTGGTACTCTCGAAGATGATAGTAACGTATTTGTTATATCTCATAAAGGAGATTTGCTAGATGGTAAGTTTAGATCTAAGATAGAATTCATAAAAGAACACAATTTTAGCAAAATAAATGCAAAATAAACTAAATTAACTGTGTACATCCCTTTCAGATTGTGGTATAATGGATACATAAATTGAGAGGAGAGACTCA